CGTCTCAAAGTGGAAGCCTTCGAACACACGGCGGATGTCCGGGTGGTCATTGATGCTGACCATCACCTTGCCTTTGCAACGGCGCATGAAGTCAGCCATCCGCTCGTAGTTCTCGAACGGAAATTCCACGCCATAGCCGGCGGTCTGCCAGTAAGGTGGATCCATGTAGTGGAAGGTGTGAGCACGGTCGTAACGTTCGGCGCATTCAAGCCAGGGAAGGTTTTCGACGTAGGTGCCGGACAAGCGCTGCCACGCGGCCGAGAGGTTTTCCTCGATGCGCAGCAGGTTGATGGCCGGGGCGGTGGTCGCCGTGCCGAACGTCTGCCCGGAAACCTTGCCGGCGAAGGCATGGTGCTGTAGGTAGAAGAATCGGGCGGCGCGCTGGATGTCCGTGAGGGTTTCTGGGCGGGTCATTTTCTGCCATTCGAACACCTGCCGTGAGCTCAGCGCCCATTTGAATTGGCGCACGAATTCTTCGAGGTGGTTCTGCACGACGCGGTAAAGCGTGACCAGGTCGCCGTTGATGTCGTTGAGGACTTCCACGGGCGATGGCTGGGGCTTCATGAAGTAGAGCGCGGCACCGCCGGCAAAGACTTCGACGTAGCATTCGTGTGGCGGAAAAAGCGGAAGGAGGCGGTCGGCCAGGCGGCGTTTGCCGCCCATCCAAGGGATGATGGGTGTAGACATAAAAAGCAAGACCTTTACTGTATGGATAAACAGGTGCTAGGCTCGCCGCGCTTTGTGCACGGAGCAAGAGCCTTGGCTGGACTTGCAGGGACAATCTGCAGGGACGGCGGTCGATCCGGATGTTGACGCATCCGGACCGGCCGCTCTTTTTCACTTCGGTGTTGAGACTTCTTTGGCGTATGCCTGACAGGCTGCGAGGGCAATCAGCCCCCGGTCGCCGTCGTCGGTGACGCCGATAATTCGTTGAGCATGCGCCGGGTCAAGTTCGGCTCTTGTGGGGCCATGAACCACGCCGCCGGTGGCGGTGGCGGCTGACACCGATCCATTGCCGGCGCTGGTGGTGGCGTCGAGTAGGACTGACAGGCGCAGATCAGCAGTGGCAAGGCGGTCGCGCAAGCGACCTTGATCACGTTGGACATCGCTCAAGGCTCGGTAATGGGTTTGTTCACTGGATGCCAGGCGCTGCTCGAGCGCGAGGCGTTTGTCCTGTTCGGCTCGCTGCTGAGCGGCCGAGGCCTGGGCCAGCAGATTGAGGGTTTCGGTGTGGAGGCGAGCCTGTTCGGCGAGTTGTTTGCCGTAGCGCCAATCCTGCACTTGCCAGACGATGGCAGCGGATCCACCGGCCAGAGTGGCCAGCAGCACCGCGTTGGCCAGCAGCCGATACGGCGCCGGGATCAGTTCGCCGAGACGCATAACACCGCCCTCGCCCGCTCCCACAACTCCAGCCGATCCTGCAGGCCGTTGAGACCGCCGTTGATCCTGCGGGTGATCGTGTTGAATTCATTTTGATCGGCCAGCGCGTTCAGTCCATTCACGGACCAGAACCACGCGGCCGATTCAGCGGCCCACTGCGGGAGTTCCAGCAGTTCAGGCGTGCGCAGCAATCGCTCATCACCGAACAGCCCCAAGCTGCAGCGCAGGTAGTTGTCGTGGCCCGTGACCTGGATCAGGCCGCGACCGCGATAGCGCTGGCCATCACCATCCGCTGCCGGCGTGTTGCCCAGTTTCGCAGCCAGGTTGCCGGTGTCGTATTTGCTCAGGTACTGGTCGCCGCCCAGTTCCCGGACGTACTGCAGCTGACCCGACTCGTGACCGACTTGCGCCAGGAACGCGGCTTGGCGTTTCGGCGTGTTGATCTGTCGATGAGCCATGGCTGCGTTGAGGGCGGATACAAAAACGCCCGCTTGGCGGCGGGCGTTGGGCATGATGCGTTGCAGCTGTTGTTCCGTCAGTGACATGGGGGTTCTCCTGGGTGATGGGAATGCAGCATTACTGCTTGATCTGAACAACCTTCAGATCCTTCGCCGGCTTTTTCTTCTTGCCTTTGGCTTTCGCCTTGCCCTTTTTGCCGCCGTTGCACTCGACCGTCGTGCTCCAGCCGGCCTGGGTGAATACCTGTTCCACCGAGTCGACCAGATATTCGCCATCGAGCCCGACCTTAAAGCCCTGGGCGTTGATCGATCGTTCGGCAAACAGATCAGTGCGCCCCGCCATCTCCAGCCGGACGCCGGCCGTGGAGCGGTTGAATGCAGTGAGACGTGCCTGTGCTGCCGCTTCGGCGGCTGACTTGTTCGGGTAGATGTGACGGTCGGTGTGCACCGGCGGCAGGCCATCCGGCGATTCGTCATTGTTGAGAGTGACCACGGCGAGCTTGCCGGTCTTCTTGTCCTGATGCTTGGCCGATACCGCTTTGTGGGTGTTGCGGTCACCGAGTCTGAACTGGAAGCGACTCACGTCCGGACGGCGGATTGTCACTACACTGAACGCCTTGCCCGATGCGCTCTGCCCAGCTTGCCGTGGCATCACCAGCAGTTTGCCGTCGGCCACCTTGGCCGTGCAGTCGTACTGCTTGGCGAGGCGCGTGATGAAATTGAAGTCCGACTCGTTGAGCTGATCGGCACGCGGCACCTTGGTTTGCACCGGGCAGACCGCCTGCCAGCCGTTGCGTGCGGCGACATCAGCGACGATCCGCGACAACGGCACATTTTCCCAGCTGCCGCTGCGAGTGGTTTTGCCACTGCCGCGCATGTCGCTGGCCTTGCCGCTGATCACCAACGTGTCCGGCGGACCGGACAGTTCGATCTCATCAACCACATACCGGCCGATGCGGGTCAGTTTGGTTTCGGCGTAGCCCAGGTAAATCTCGATGCTGGCTCCGCGTGGCGGCAGCACCACCGCGCCGTCGCGGTCGTCGATGCGCAATTCAAACTCGTCGGACTCCATACCGGGTTTGTCGGTGGTTTTCAGCTGCAGCAGACGGTCGTTGATCCGCTGGGTGACATCGGCACCGTCGGCGACGATGCGAAAGAGGGGGGTCATTTTTGCTCCAAAAAAAAGCCCGCACAGGGCGGGCTTCGAAGGGGATCAAGCTAAAGGAGCAACGTGAACTGTGGGTGACTATAGTTCATCAACTCCATAGCGCTATACCGTCCTCCGACGGCTGAGGCAGATCTGGTAACTCAATCACAATACCGGCCCGATAAGGTTGTGGTTCGTCGGCCAGGCCCTGATTGGCATCCAGCACCGCCTCGACCGTTCCGCTGAGATGCCCATAGGCGTGGTAACACAGGGTATCGAGCAGATCCCCGTCAGACGTTCTGCAGGTCATCGCCATAACGCACAAACTCCAAAGTGAACGCCTGCTTGCGCGGGATCCCGCCCTGCAGCAGTGCGCTCTGTTCTTCTTCGACGTTCTTCAGGCACCAGGTGCCCAGTACGTCGCCATAGCCGGTGGTCAGTGTCAGTGGCTGGAGCTGGGCGCCGAGACTGCGCAGGGTGTCCAGTTGCTTGATGCCGCCCTTGAAGCCGGGGAAGATCGCGCCCTTGAGGGTGATCTTGTCCTCACCGATGCCCACCGCCTGTTGTGCCGGCCGCCGGGTCAGGCGTTCCTGCGAGGCCCAGCGGTACTCCGTGGATCGCCGCAGCTCGTCGAAGGCGGCGGTATCCAGGTTGAAGTAATACGGCACCGCCTTCGGATCCAGCGGCTGCACGATCAGCAGGTGCGGAAACGGCTTCACCGCTTCCGGCACCGGCGTCGCGTCCCCGGCCAACGATCCGGTCGGCAGGATGTTGCCCAGCGACGGGCTGACCTTGCCAGCGATCTTGTTGATGGCGGTAGACGCCCGGGCGGCCTGCTCCTTCAGCTGGCCCATGCGCTCATCGATCTGCGACACCGCACGCGTGGCCTTGTTGTAGGTGGCCACCACCTGGCCAACCTTGGCCTGGGCGGCATTCACCCCACGCATCACGCGTTGCAGTTTTTCTCCAATCGCCGGACCGACAAAGGGAATGCCTTCCAGCTCCGAGGCGGCGCCGCTGATCTCGCTGATCGCACCGTTGACCGGTCCTATCATGCCGTCGAGGCTGCGCCGTCCGGTCTCGCCCGCTGCCGCCAGTTGCTTGAGTCCTGACTGCAGTTGTTCCATGTAGGCCATCAGTCCTCCTTACACATGCGGTTCATCGTAGAGTTTGCGGTTCTGCAGCTGCTGCGTGGCCTGCTGCATTTGCTGCGCAATGAAAGGCTGCAGCTCCCGCGCCATCTGCGCCGGATCCTTGGC